AACACCTCCGAATGGCGATAGATTGGTAATATGGCGATAGATTGGTAATACGCCGATAACTTTCTACAATTCGGCATGGTAGTGGCAGTGACTAAAAGGTCGTGGTTTGTGTAAGTCATGGGATTGCCACTCCGATTGCATTGATAAGGTCGGTGACGCGGGCGTCGAGTTTGGCTAGGTCTAGAGATTCGCCGATGGAGTAGAAGGCTAGGCGAACGTTGGAATAATTTGCCAAAGTAAGTCCATTTGCAAAAATATAGTAATTAAAGGAAGCTGGAACTTGAGAAGTAACTGCAAGTAGACTGTTTGCACCATTAAAGCGAGCATCATAGCTGGCACCGCTTAATCTATTGCTTCCAATAAATCCAGTATCGAGTGCAGGCGCCAGGAAGGACGCAGTTACTGAATTATTTCTAAACACGGTCTCCACAGTCGAGGCGAATATAGCGCTAGCACCAGGACTTGCTCTGCCTGCACCAATAGCTGCACCGGTGGTGCCTAAAGCCGAAACATATACTGAAACGTGTTTACTATCTTGCGGATCAGCATCATTAGCCCTGTTGCTATCCAAATACTTTGTGCTGCCATCTCCTTTTAATCCTGTCTTCCTGTCGTAATCATCATCAACAAAATTAAACGCCTGCGGCGCTGCTGGCTGAATGTTATTAACTACGTCAAATTCATTCCTTAGTGGAATCAAAGCACCCTGTCTAGTGCGAGCACCAGCCAAAATACAGCTCGCCTTAATCGCATTCCATATCCCATCCGCCTTGCAACCAAGGACGAAGTTATCTATCGCAATCTTGACCTTCTCCTCCAGTGGTAGTCCATCTGCCGTCTCCACAGCAGTGATATACGCAGCAGCGTCAGGATCCATCGGCTGCCACGTTTGGCGGAGAGTCACCTTCCCAGGTACATAAATCGGGCTCATAATGTCACCTCCGCAGCAATCGTAGTGTTGGAATTTTCAAGGGTTCTCATGGTATAGCTGCTCCGATAGCGGTGATTAGAGCTGACACGCGGGTGTCAAGGAGGGCGAGGTCCAGGGCTTCACCGATGCTGTAGAAGGAGAGGCGGCAGTCTCCGTAATTCGATGGAGTAGCAGAAACTCTTCCTTGTGCAAAAACATAATAATTAAGAGAGTCAGTGCCAACAGAAGCAATAGTAGCTGCACCAGTAAAAGAAGCGTCTCTGTATAAAAAGCTAGATGCAGAAGAACGGGATATTCCCGTAAATCCTTGTTGCCAATTTGATGCCTGAAACGCAAGGGATCTTGATCTGTAGCCTCCGTTGTAAAGAGAGGTTTGGTCAGGATCGCCCCCACCAATCGCGTGATTCACGCCTGAAACATCAGTTGCATACACCGCTAGATGAGAGTCGTCTTGTGGATCGACATCATTAGCGCGATTGCTATCTAAATACTTCGTAGTGCCGTCTCCCTTTAATCCTGTCTTCCTGTCGTAATCAGTGTCGCCAACAAGGTCAAAGTTGTATGGAGTAGGAGCATCGCCAACCAAAGGGACTAAGGCACCGTTTGTGGTCCTAGCTCCGGCAAGAATACAACACGCCTTAATCGCATCCCAGATACCATCAGTTTTGCAGCCAAGGACGAAATCATTGATCGCCCTGGCTACACCAAATTCCAGCTCCTGTCCATCGGCTGCCTCCACTGCAGCGACATACGACACTGCTTCAGGTTCGGTCAGTCCGTTCCAACCAGGTACCCATCGCAGCGTCATACATCACCTCCATCGGGCTCAGTAGTGTCGTTGTCTACGACGGGAGGATTCGGATCAACCCAGTCGGGATCGTAAGGAGTGCCATCAGGATTGAACTGAGGCGGTGTGGGACCAACGTAGTATGGTCCAACTTTGAGGTCTTGGCAAATCTTAGTAGCCAAGCTAGTGGCATAACTGCCTACTACTTCTTCAGGGGTGATGCCTTCAAGTGAGGCAGTGGCGATAATGCCGGGGACGAGAGTGTCGTCGATAGAGATTGTGAAGTTTGCCATGATCAAACCTCAGTATTGGCGTTAGTCCAAGTGGCATTAGCAATCGCCACCACCTTCGGGTCTTCATTAGTTAGATCATCACCAGGCTGCAGCACATGGCGGTGATAGGAGGAAGACAGCACTTCGCCATCTTCCAGTACTCGGATTGCAGAACGCACTTGGATGGCGTTGCTTTCCAGTACTTCGATTTTGTCAACAACGGTTTCTTTAGTGAGAGCCATGTTTAGGAACGTCCTCCAGACGTAACGGGTTTACAGGGTTCGTAGTTTTGAGCCGTTGCGGGCCGTGGTTTAGTTGGTTTGATATGTAATTGAGAAATAGATGTTTCCAGCGGAGTCCATCCCTAAGGGGGATGGCGTCCCACCACCAGTTACCACAGACCTCAAAGTTATTCGGCTTGTATTATTCGGCATATCACCCATCAAAATGCTATCTGCCGGCATTGTTATATTAGCGACGTAAGCAAATACTGCCGCATGAAACAATTCGGAAACATTTAAGGAGCTGAATGGCAACCCTTCAATTCGCATATTTCCTGTGCCATCGTGGGCTGTCCAAATCAAGGTTCCAGTGCAATGTATATGGCTGCCAACTTTGATGTATCTACCAAGCTGTGTCGAATAGGTTCCAGTTCCAGCGGTTGTTTGGCCGACAATCACTGGAGTCCACGTCCCCTCCTCATAATCATCCAGCGCATTAGCCGCTGCGGTGTCACCGTTGAACTGGATGCCACCTGTGCCAGAGGCAAGACGGACGTAAGCGTCGGAGGTAATCCTCATCCGCTCTGTAACACCTGAGCTGAAAACTACGGGGCCGCTATCTTCGCAAAGAAAGTTGAGGCCACCGTTGCCCCTGTGAGCGATGTATGAATTAGCATTCTCACCAGTGTTGTCACGAATAATCCTGAGCCCGTAGTCCGTGTAAGTGGTATCACTAACAAAGTCGATGAAGGCGTTCCGGTTACCTGTGGCACCGCCACCTATCTCAAGGACGGCATCAGAGGTATCGTCAGCTCCGACCCGCGTAATGCCCGCAACGTGCAAGCTGTGAGCAGGAGAAGATGTTCCGATGCCAACTTTGCCATCCCCTGTGATGCGGGCGCGTTCGTTGGTTGGGGGACTGCCAAAAGCACTACTGGTAAAGAATGCAATTTCATTGCTGCCACCAATTTGCAATCTATTAGTATTAGCGCCTTCTACGTTAAAGAAGGCAACTGTAGTACCTAGCTGGCTTTGTAGCTGAAGTCCGTTGTCCTCAGCGGTAGTTGCCCTTTTAATGATTAACTGTGTGGCATCCCCGTCTGCATTAATTGTTAATGCTCCAGTGGGCGTCTGAGTGCCAATCCCGACTTTTCCATCCCCTTGTATCACCATCCGGCTTGTGCCGTTGATTTGCAAATCAAGGAGACGACCAGCAAACCCACTCGCTGCATTAACACCAAGACCAGTACCACTCGTGCTCCAAGCAGTTGAAGTCGTACCAGATGGTTCAATCAGGAGTTGAGGCTTAGTCGTGGTAGCAGTGCCACCAGTGAACCAAGAACCAGTGAAGGTAACAGGAGGAGTTGATGCAGCACCTGCCAGACTTACGTTGATCTCACCAGTGCTACCGATGTTGGCAGAAGTAAGACCAGCTTGAGCACCAGCATCGTTATACGTCAGTTGACCAGAGCTGCCAGCAACTAATGCGACGGTGCCAGTTGCATCCGGGAAGCTAATTGTGCGGTTGGCAGTGGGTGTAACTGTTTGAACAGTTGTAGTGTATGTACCACCATCATCTAGGGTAATGTCACCACTAACATCAATAGAGTCGAAATCTCCATCAGGACTATCGACAACATCTAACTTACTTGTAAAAGGATTAAATTTAACGCCCATTATGCAGTCCTCGTAACAGTACTAAGACGATTACTAGCGTCATAACCAAGTGTCAATGCACCAACGGTGATACCACCCGAGCCACCAGTCTTATATGTAACAGTTTCAATCTCACCGACACCATTACCAGCGGCTACATAGGTGAGGGAGATATAGTCATATTTAGGAATACTAAGACCATCAGCAATTTGAGTTACTGAATAAGTACCAGCATCCAGATTTGTAGTAGTAGAAGCGCCTGTTGAGTAATCAGGTTTTGTAACTGGCATGATGTTTAAAAGAGATAAGTGTTATTCAACGGGAGGTTCAGGAGGTGGAGATGGTACATCTTCCCATGTATCGCCGGTCCAGCGTTTACCAAGAAGATCCATGTTATAGGAATCAATGGCAATAATAGAAGGACCAGAGATCGGACCAGAAAGTTGAGATACAGAAAAGCAGATCGAGTCTGCGTCGATTTGTGCGTAGTAATATGTCATGATCAATAGTATTCAACGACTTGCCAGTCCACAGAGGATGTCCCAAAGATATTCCCACCGGCACCGTTTGTAAGGGTGATTGTAGTTGAGTTGGTTAGTGCGGTACTTGCTGTACACGCCCACCGAGCATTGTCGAAACTATATTGATTTGTACCACTCTTTACAGTAGCAATGACAACTGACTTGCTTGTGTCAACAGAACTAATCGTGACTGTATTTGTGGTTGTAACACTAGCTGTGCCACGCTGAACACTTTTAACCCCACCACCACCTGCAAATTGACTTAAAGTACTCATTAGATAATCCTCCAGCCACGTGTGGCATCAACATAAAACAAAGTCACAGAACTGTCTGCCCTATCAATAGTCATATCTTCAGCAAGATTCATAATGTTCGCTCCATTTCTAGCAATAACTGTATCCTCAAAGCTACCTGCAATAAGGACAGTAACTTCCCAACCAGCTTGTGGTGAAGCAGGTAATGTAATGGTTTGACCGCTTGCAGTAACTGTGCAGCGTTCAAGATTGATAAGTGTTTTACTAACTGCAGTTACGGTTACTGTATTACCAGCAATAGGGAACGTCTGACCAGCAGCAAACGTGACAGTTCCAGTTAATGTACCACCTGCAGTCGGTAGATATGACGTAGATAGCTTTGCAGCAGTGACAGAACCATCAGCAAGTTTAGCGGTACCAATGGAACCATCAACAAGTTTTGCACCAGTGACTGAATTATCAGTAATCTTAGAAGCAGTTACCGCATTATTTGCTAATAAATTATTAGTAATAGACCCATCTGCAAGGTTGCCAGTTGAAGCTTGAACAGTGAGGTTCTTTGTCTCTTGGGCAATATACAGAACTTTGTCAAAGTTATCGTTCAAATCTTGTGAACGAATAGCAGAACCTGGAAAGAATTCAGCATCTAGATCCGTATCATCAGTATCTCTATAAATACGGATAGCAACACCATTGGCAGGTGCAGTGTTGAATTGGATCGTTGTAGCGTTGGCTAAGGTGTATGCAATTGTTTCACTACTATCAAGACTCACCTTGATATCAGTAGTCTTTAGATATGGAAAAGTAAAAGAAAAGAGAACGGTTGTTCCATCCCCTGTGTATGTATTTTGAGTAATTGCCATTGATTCGTAATACCCTTATCGGTACATTTCTGTTAACTGTCGAATCTGTTCCCTACGATCAGCAGCACGACGAGCATCATCTACTCGACCTTGCTTCAGTAGATTCTTATTGCGAATACTGAGGTTGATGGCTTCCCACATATCCGGGTTATCACTTTGCAGCCGCTTCTCAGCTG